GGGAGCCTACACCACTGACAAACTAAGAGAGACTTTCGCTCTGACCGCAGAGCAGGAAAAAGTCTTGGTAGGAGCACTTGCAAATGACTAATACAGGTGGATCAGCATTTCCAGTTATGGACATGGAAGTGACTAAAGAAGGCATGACCCTGCGTGACTACTTTGCTGCCAAAGCGATGCAAGGTCTTATTGCCCAAAGCGCAGGGACTGCATTAGGCAGCCGTGTCGAAATTGCTGCTGAATACGCCTATGCCGCAGCAGACGCCATGTTGAAAGCGAGAGAATAATGAGAAACCACTACCACCTGCCAGCACAATTAGGATCGTTTGCAGTTCTCAAGTACATCAATGCTCGGTCATTTGCATTGGAAGAAAAAAAGAAATTGTTAGATAAAGAAGGCGCAGTCGCTATTCTGAGACAAGAAAACAAAGGATTGGGTCTGATCTACACCGAAAAGAAAGAACGATCTGGATTCACGTTGCCAACAAGATACGAACAGTATTGGCTTATCAAGCCAAAGAAAAACACCATTATCGGAAAGCGTATTCAGACCGAAATGGACAATGTTTGTGAGTTGATTGATAAATGGCAATGGGCACTTGAGGATGCACTGAACCTGAAAGAATCAGTCTATGCACATCATCAGTGGGATTTAACTGTCTGTTTTCCAATGCCAGATGGGAGCGTTTTGGTAAGCCAGCCTCAAGGCGCAAAGAAGATGATCTCTCAGGACTACCATATCAGTCCGGCAGAGTTTGAGCGTTTGAAAGGATTGGCGCATGATTAAATTCAGAGCATCAGCACTTGGCGAAATCATGACCGATGGGAAGTCAGAGGAGCTTTCAGTAGGAGCCAAGACAGTCATAACAAAAATGGCTAAAGAGGCGATATATGGCTATGATGAAATCGTCACATCCAAATACATGGACAAAGGTCTCCAGGTTGAGGATGAGTCAATCGAGCTTCTTAATAGAGTCTTGTTCACAAACTACTCTAAAAACACAGAGCGCAGAGAAAATGACTGGATCACTGGTGAGCCTGACATCGTGACGCATGACAGAATCTATGACATCAAGTCATCATGGAGCCTTACGACATTTCCAGTAACGTCTAATCAAGGCGAAGATAAAGGTTATGAATGGCAGTGTCGTGCTTATATGTGGCTTTTTGATGTTGACCAATCATCACTCGCTTATTGCCTTGTGCCGACACCAGAGCATTTGATTGGTTATGAATCTAGGTCATATCATGATGTAGATCACATCACACCAGAGCTAAGAATCACTCTAGTAAATTATGAGCGTGACAAAAAGTTGGAGGAAAAGATCAAAACAAAAGTAGAAGCAGCCAGAGATTTTTACAAGAAAATCTTTGATGAAATTGTCAATCAACATAGGTATTAAAAATGGCATCAGTTTGCACAGTACACTTGATCGGTAACATTGGAAAAGACCCAGAGGTTCGCTACTCAGCAGCAGGAAAACCAATCGCAAATGCGAGTCTAGCTACCACTTCACGCAGAAAAAAAGATGGTGAAATGGTCGAAACAACCGAATGGCACAAGTTGATTTTCTTTGACAAACTCGCAGAGATCGTAGGAGAGCACGTTACCAAAGGCTCAATGATATATGTCCAGGGAACCATTAAATATGAAAAGTACATCAACAAAACAGGAGTGGAGGTGCATACAACACAGATTGTTTGTGACGAAATGACGATTCTGAAGCGTCCTGATAAAGAAAAGCCTGTAAAGTATGAGGGTCTGCCTCAGCTTGAAGATGATGTCCCGTTTTAAGGAGAAACCATGAAACTTGAACTTGAAGAAAATGAAGTCGTGTTCTTGATGAACGTCTTGGGCGAATTGCCTACCAAGTCTGGAGCATTTCTGTTGCTTCAGAAAATTGGACAGCAAAAAGCAGAACAGGAACAAAAACCAGAGTAAAACTGAGGGAAAGCGGATGCCGAAAGGTGCAGCGAGTACCTCAACCATTTAGGAGTAGCAATGAAACTTTTTGATCTTTTTAAACGTGCGCGTAGTAGCGATCCAGTCACCTCTTTCGAGGCAGCAGATCAAGTCAAACCAGAAAAACACTTCAAGATGATCGTAGATTGTCTGCGCCAGCATGGACCACTTGGTAAAGACGGTATAGCCCAACACACCGGACTAGAGGCAGTGGCGATCTCTCGCAGGCTTCCAGAGCTTCAGACAATGGGGTTAGTCAAACTCACAGGCAAAACCACCAAATCATCTAAGGGCAGAAACGAACGGGAGTGGTCGGCATGAAACGCATTGACGCAATCGCTTATTCCACTGGCGACTTTGAGTATCAGACAGAGGATGGTCCGGTCGAGGTGTTTTACATCTATGAACGTGGTGACCCAGACGTAGGCTTAGCAGACGATTACGATATTTACATCTTCGATGGAGAGGACGATATAACATTTGATTCAGACCACAATCTTTATTTAAAGATACAAAAGTTAGTTCCTGAACATCACCGAAAAATCTAATCAGACAGAGACAATCACCTCAGTGAGCCTTGATCTGTTCCTCATTCTTTTTATTCTTGCAATAGGGTTAGGAATAGCCCTATTCATCATCTTCTACATATACGCTTGGCATGAAACAACAAAAGATTCACACAATTACAACTCTAAAAGAAAGAACCATTGAGGACGGAGACTGTTGGGAATGGCAAGGGTATTGTGCGAACGGGACACCGTCTGTCTGTCATCAAGGCAAGATGATCTCAGTTCGCAGATTGTTTACTCAGCTTCTTGGGAATACAGTTCGTGAAGGATACTATGTCCCCAAGTGTAGAAATGGGCTTTGCGTGAATCCAGAACACACGACTTATAACGACCCCAAACAGCACATGAAAAAAGCCGCTAGAAAGGCTCTAAAAAGCCCTACAAGGCGTTTAAAAATCCAAATACATAAGAGAGCTACCAACGCAAAATTAACGCAGGAAAAGGCTGACGAAATCCGTTGTTCAGAAGGTCCGTCACGGCTAATTGCTGAGAAGTATGGCGTTAATAAGTCTGTGGTGTGTAGAATTAGGGCAGGGAAAGCCTGGGTCAACTTATCCAATCCATTCGCAGGTCTGATGTGAAAATTGCTTATCCAAACTTACAGACGCCGACACAAGTGGAAGTTCGAGAGAAACAAATCCACTACGAACAGGTCTTAAAAAATAAGGTCGCTGAAGTGCTGGATAAGCAGACTCAGAGCGAGGAATTTAAATATTGGAAGTCGCTAGGGTCTAACGTGGACCTTTACGCTTGAAGCACATCATGGGCTTCGTTGATGTGTTTAATCCTGTCAGCAAGCCCAATCGTGCCCCCATTAATTTTCTTGGTTAGACCAATCCAGTCTTGAATCTCTGCCAACTCGTTGCATTTGTGAGTTGACCAAAACCAACCCGCCGTTAGTGCTGCGTATGCCGGAGTTGCCACAAGATCAGGGTCTTTGACAAAATCAACACCCAACGCTTGTGAAGCATGATAGTACCCGGAATGCCCGGTTAATTGAATGCAACCACGACCGCGAAAGCGATAACCATCACCAGAGGCTTCGTCACGATTCCCCATGCGGTTCGCATAAACCATGTTGGCAATCTTTTTAGGGTTTTTCTCGTAGGCATTGGCAATTTCTAGTGTCGGGAATCGTTTTGACCATAGCTTCATTAAAGTGGCAGCACGATAGTTCAAATTCTCCTCAAGAATTCTGAAGTTACCGCATTCATGGGAGCATTGACCGATAAACCCTGCCTGCTGTCTAGCAGAGAGAATCCCAAAACGCTCAAAGGTTTCATTCAAAGGATCGACCCATTCAGGACCGATTTTGAGTCTTTGCAGTTGGTTAGCGTTTACCATTCAGAACCTCAAGAACTTGATTGTAAGAATCTATGCAGGCATTCAGTTGAGCAGTGTTTCTATCGCCTTGAGCGACTATTTCTGCGATTGCTGCGAGGGTTGCTCTTTCGGAATCAGTAGGTCCGTTAGGCGCTGGGTCAGGTTCACTTCTCTTTTCGTGCCGATCTCCGGTGGTAGGGGTGGGACTTTGGGGGGCTGATACACAACCTGGGGTGGGGAGGCGCACCCTGCCAGCACGAATAGCAGCGTCAAGAGCAGTTTGTTTTTTAGTGACAACATTGTTTGCCTCTTGGAGTTGAGTTGAGGTTTCGTTAATCTTTTCTGTGAGCTTTTGCTCTTTCTCACGCGACTCGGCATTTTTCTTGGCTATCTCAATTTGCATCTCTTGGTCGCGCTGTGTCCATCCTTTATGGTGTCCGTAGCCATAAAACGCCCCTAGAGCGATTAAAACCGCTAGGATGAGCCAAGGGTTCGGTTTCATGTTTCAGACCTTGCAGCGGCTCTTTCGACCGCAATTTCCTCTTTTGCAGGATCGACATAATCAGGTGGAGTCGTTGGTGGTGGAGGCGGTCGCCATTCCTCATCCAAGGCGGGATTCTGAAAGCCCATCCAGTTGAAACTTGGTGTGTTAACTTGTGCGGGAGCTGGTGTGTTTATAGTTGGCTGCGATAAGTTTACAGTCGGTTGCGATGAGTTTACAGTTGTTGAGAGCTTATCACTGACCGCCTGGACGCCTTTACGAGTCATCACGCCACCAATGCCGCCAACAATTAGCAGAACAATGTCGTTCAGCATCTTCGTATAGGCTTGGTCGATAGGAGCCATGCTCTTGATCGGCTGAGTTACGAACGTCACCGAGTAAAGCATGAATCCAACGATGCCGGCGAGAATCACTGTGACAATGATGACAACGATAGCCCAAACACGGACCTCGATTTCCTCACTTGTCAGAAGGCGGTTGAGTTTGTTGTTGAACAACTTGTTTCTCCAAAATAGGCGCTACCAAGTAATCTGAGCACTGTTGAGTAAACAGACACTTAGGGCGTTGACATTCTGCGTCTTGGAAGTGATTAGGGTCTTGGCACGGATATCGATAACGATCACTGCACCCAACAAGAAGAAGAATAAGCAACCACCTCATTTTTCGCAGCCTTCTTCAAACTGTTTTCTTAACTCAATAACTCTCTTGTCCATCTTTTTTGCCCTGGCTTCCTCTGTTTTAAAGTCCATAAAAAGAAACCCTCCAAAGGTCAAAAACATCACCAGAATAAACATGAGAATCACGTTGCCCACCATAGAGAGAACGAGCCTTCTTTGTGTCGAGCGATTGCCCATAGTAGAAGCATCAGATACAGCCAAACGATTGTTCCGCAAATCAGCCATGCTCCTATTCCCCAGTAAAAATCTCGCTCTTT